CGCATAGGCGGGGAGGCCGTTTACGCGCTGTTGGCAAGCGACAGTGGTGCGGGGGCGGCGAGTCCGGCCGCAGGAGTCGCGTCCGTTTCGGCTGCCGGTTCGTCAGTTGCGGCGGCCGTCGCCGTCGCTGCTGCTGGCGTGGCGACGGTGAGTGCAGCAGGCGAAGCGCTCACTGGCGGGGCGGCATCGGCTGTTGCGGCAGCCGGGCTTGCGGTTGTTGCTGCCATAGGGTCCGCCGTTGCTGCGGCTGCAGCGTCGGCGGCTGTAGGTGTGGCCACAGTGACCGCGGTCGGCTCCGTCGCTTCCGCGGCGGTGCTTTCCGCTCCGCCTGGTGGTCGACGCACACAGAGTCGCACCAGGCCCGCGAACATTCAGACCCGGACACGCTGACATGACGCTGAAACTCATCGCCGCCGCGACCACGTTCCCCGTGACGCGCGCCGAGGCCAAGAACCAGTGCCGGATCGACGCAGACATCACCGCAGACGACACGCGCATAGACATGCTCATCGAGGCCGCCACCATGGCGTGCGAGCACGAGCTTGGCGACCGCGCTCTGATGACCCAGACATGGGAGCGAGTGCTTGACGAGTTCCCGGCGAACGCCATCGAGTTGGGCAAGCAGCCGGTTTCGTCCATCGTGTCGGTCAAGTACATCGACACGAGCGGCGCAGAGCAGACGCTCTCATCCGCCAGCTACTCGCACGACACGGACACGGACGATGGCCTGTGGCTGCTGCCTGCTGTCGATACCGACTGGCCGAGCACGCTGGACACCGCCAATGCTGTTCGGGTGCGGTTCGCGTGCGGCTACGGGGCAGCAGAGGCCGTTCCGGCGGCCATCAAGACATGGATCCTGCTCCAGGTTGAGCACGGGTACTTGCGCAAGCAGGCGCCTGAGTGGGCTGATCGGCTCATTGACCGCTACCGGGTGTACGCATGAGGGACTTATTGCGCGAGCCGTTGATATGGGTGACTGGCGTGCTGTGTGTGCTGCTCGTCTGTAGCCTCGTCTGGCTGTTCGTAAATCTCTGCCGGTTCGGAGTATGAAAGAGCTCGAGCCTGTCCGGCTGGATCAGCAGATCACCATCCAGCAGCGTTCGCCCACGATCGATGCGCTCGGGCAGGCGTCAGAGACGTGGAACGCGGTCTACACGGACATCTGGGCGTTGGCCGAGCCGCTGACGGGCCGGGAGTTCTTCGCCGCCGGGCAGACGCAGGCCGAGGTGACGACGCGGTTCCGCATCCGCTACCGCTCCAACATCGTGCCGACCATGCGCGTGGTGTGGCGCGGCCAGCCCTACGACATCGTGGCGGCGCTGGACAGAGAGGGTGCAAAGCACATGCTTGAGTTGATGTGCCAGACGGGGGCGCGCGATGGTCGTTGAGGCGAAGGTGAGCGGCATTCCCGAGCTCAAGGCTGCGCTGAAAGCCATCCCGGCAAAGCTGCGGCGCCGCGCCTTGCGCAACGCCCTCGCTGCTGGTGCGCGAATCGTGCGCGACGAGGCGAGGAGCAAGGCTCCAGTGCTCTCGCCCGCGGCGAAGGTGCCGTACCGAAAGCCCGGCACGCTGCGCAAGGCCATCAGCGTGCGCACCAGCAAGATCGCGCGGCGCGCCGGTGATGTGGGCGTGTTCGTCAACGTCAAGCCGGCGAAGAAGGGGCAGCGCGGGGCGAGGTCGCCGACCGATCCGTATTTTTGGCGGTTTCTTGAGTTCGGCACTGTGAAGATGCGGGCCCGTCCGTTCTTGCAAAAAGGCGCTGAGAAGTTGGATGCGGCGTTGAAAAAGTTCATCGATGTCATCGGGCCGCAGATAGAAAAACTGAACAATGGCGGGGAGCCGCAATGAAGCGTTGTGGCATCTACCTGCTGAAGCACCGCGCATCAGGACGTTGTTATGTCGGCCAGAGCATCGACATAGATGCGCGCCTATCTGGGCACGCTAGGGGAAGATCAGGCAGCGGCATTGTTGGGTCTGCAATTGCCAAGTATGGGTGGACAGCTTTCGACGCCACGGTGCTGCAGTTGTGCAGTCGCGATGCGCTGGATACGGCGGAGCAGAACTGGATTAGTCGCATGGCGTCGATGAGTCCAGCTGGCTACAACCTCACCAACGGCGGGCAGAAGTACAAGCAAGTGACAGACGATGTCCGTGCGAAGATCTCCGAAGCTACCCGCCTCGGGCTGACTGCGGAGGTCATTGCAAAGCGCGCCGCCAAGCTGCGCGGCAAGCCGAAGTCGCCAGAACATCGGGCCAAGTTAGCCGCCGTACTGGCGCGCGCCAAAGAATCGGCGACATACAAGAGCAGGCCGCCTATCAGTGAGGAAACGCGGGCCAAGCAGGCTGCTGCAAAGCTCGGGAAAAAGGCGAGTGCGGAGACGCGCAGGCGTATCTCTGAGGCGAAGCTGAAGAGGGGCGAGCAAGATCGCGCCTCCGGCATCGTCCGCCGCTTGAGCGCTGAGACAAAAGCGAAGATGTCAGCGGCGCGGCGTGCGTGGTATGAGCGCAATCCAGGATTCAAGCGAGCACGATCGGAAGAGGGCAGGTTTCTCCCGAAGGATCCGCTGTGAGCGCAGAGACCACATTCCGCGCACTCCTGGCCAACGATGTTGCCCTCGCCGCCCTCACGAGCCGGCGCATCGCACAGAACGCAGTCCCGCAGGGCGTCGTGTTCCCTCTCGTCGTATTCGCGTCGAGCCACAAGCCGACCTACGGCCTCGACGGCACGCTGCTCGACGACGAAGTCACATTCCAGGTCCAGTGCTGGGCATCGACTGCGCTGCAGGCCGAAGCCGTGGCAGACGCCGCCGCGGCGGCATTGGGCACGAGCGGAACCATCACCGAGCGTTCGAGCGCCTTCGACGAAGACCTCGGCGCCGACTGCGTTGTGCTCACAGTCCAGTGGTGGGCATAGAGACACGCCGCGCACCAAACACCAGCCGCCTTCGGGCGGCTTTTCTTTGTCCGGGCACCGCCCGTTTTTCTAGGAGCCTCATCCCATGGGAACCATCGTCGGGCGCAACTGCAAAGTCGAAGTCGCCCTCACGTTCGCATCTGCCATCAACCCGACCGCCGTCACCAAGGCGAGCCCGCCTGTCGTCACGCTCTCGGCACACGGCCTGGCCAACGGCGCGGTCGGCTACTGGTCATCTGTCACCGCCGGCATGATCGAGCTGCAAGACCAGGCGTTCATGGTCAACAACCAGGCGACGAACACCTGGGAGATGCCGGGGCTCGACTCCACGGACTACACGACCTACACGGCGGGCTCCGCGACGATGGCGGCGACCTGGGGCACGCTCTCCGAGGCGATGTCTTACGAGGTCGGCGGCGGCGAGGTGAACTCCCTCGAAGACACGCGGCTGTACGAGAACAAGCTGCGCAACATCGCCGGCCTGCTGCCGTCGCAAGACATCCGATTTTCTGTGCGCCCGCAGGAGATCGACAGCACTGTGCTGGCGTTCGTGACCGGCAAGGCCAAGCGAAATCTGCAGATCCTCGTCAAGATCAGCAAGGGCTCCCAGGTGCTGCGCGTGGCCTACGGCACACCGTCTATCCCGGGTGAGTCGGTCACTGTCGGCGGCGCCGCAACGGCCGAGTTCAACATGGTCGTCCCGGGCTGGGTCGTCAAGCCGAACGTCTGATGAGCGCGGACCTCATCAAGAGGGTTCTCGCGAAGCGGGAATCGTGGGTCGACCTCGGGGACGGCAAGCGCGTCAAGGTGCGTCGGCCCCCGGCCGGCGAGCTGTACCAGTTCCGCGCGGGCGCCAAGCCGGACACGTGGCTGCGCTGCTGCATCGACTGGGAGGGCTTCACCGAGGCCGTCGTTCTCGGGCCCGAACTCGGGTCCGGGAATACGGCTGTGCCATTCGACGCGGAGTTGTGGGTCGTGCTTGCGCTCGACCAGCCGGAGTGGATGGCGAAGGTTGCGTCGTCGGTCATCGACAGCATCAACGCCGAGGCCGCGGCGAGGGATCAGGCGGGAAAAAACTCCGAAGCCTTCTAGACGCACAAGCGGGCACCGTCTACGAAGGCGAAGAGACGCCGGAAGCCACAACCGAGGACAACCTCGCAATCGCAGCATGGAACTACCTGCACAACGGATCAGGTGGCATCGACTGGGCCGGGCTGCCGCTCATCGCTGCCGTGCTCGGAGTTGAAGACGTGGAAGCACTGACGCACAGGCTGCTGGTGATCAAGACGCACAAGCCTCAGAAACAGGACTGAACGAATGAGCCTGGCTGTTCTGTCAATCGACCTGGTTGCGCAACTCGCAAAACTGGAATCCGGCCTGGACAAAGCCGGCCGTCTCGCTGAGAAGCAGGCGAGCCAGATGGAGCGCGCATTCTCTGGCGTGCGTGTCGTTGCGGCCGGCATCGGCGGAGTGATCGCCGGTGCGTTCTCGGTTGCGGCGGTCGAGCAGTTCTTCACGTCGACCATCAACGGCATCGACGCACTCAACGATCTCGCGGATGCGACCGGCGCGAGCATCGAGAACATCAGCGCACTGGAAGACGTCGCGCTGCGCACCGGCTCATCCTTCGACACGGTTTCCACGGCGCTGGTCAAGCTCAACGACGTGCTCAAGGAGGCCAAGCCGGGAAGCGTGCAAGCCGAGACGCTGAAGGCCATCGGCCTGAGCGCCGAGGAGCTGAAGCGCATCGACCCGGCCGAGGCCATGCTGAAGGTGGCCCAGGCGCTGGCCAAGTTCGCCGACGACGGCAACAAGGCCCGCATCGTCCAGGAGCTTTTCGGCAAGAGCATCCGTGAGGTGGCGCCGTTCCTGAAGGACCTGGCGGAGAAGGGCAAGCTGAACGGCACGGTGACTAGGGAGCAGGCCGAGGCGGCAGATGCGTTCAACAAGGAACTCGCCAAGCTCTCGAAGAACATCACCGACGTGTCGCGCAGCGTCATCGGCGACATGCTGCCGTCGCTCAACAGGGCGCTTGATGTCTGGAAGGAGTTGGGGACGGTCGGCGCCATACGGTTCAACATGGGCCGTAGCCCGTTTGAGAACCAGCTCACCGAGTTTCAGAAGGTGCGTGATGAGTTGGCGAAGAAGCAGGAGGAGTTGGCCAATTTCGTACCGTCGCGCGGCATCTACGGCACCAGCAACGACGCGCAACGCGAGAAGCTGAAGGCGGACGTCACCGACCTTGAAAAGCTGGTGAAGGTGCGCGGGATGCTGCTCGGGCTGGACGACAGCGCGGGCGCTGGGCGCGGCGGCGCGGCGCCTGGGCTTCCTGCGGCACCCGACGTGATCGACCCGAAGAAGGACAGGCCGAAGAAGGTCGAGAGGCTGATAGACGGCCTTCCCGTCGACAGGGTGGAGGCATTCCGCCAGAGCGAGCTCGCTGCGACAGCTAGGGTCAACGAGGCGTTGGCGACATCGCGACTCACCGAGGCAGAGCTAGACCTGGCCCACGCGAGATACCTCTCGGACACACAGACAAATGCGACGGCCGAGTGGCGAGAGAAGTTGAACAACGCGGAGCTTGATCGCTTAGAGAAGCTCGCCGAGGAGCAGAAGGAGGTTCACGACAAGATGACCGCCTTCGCTGAGGAGGCCGCCCGCAACATCCAGGATGCGCTCGGGGATGCTGTGTTCCAGACCCTGGAGGGTGACTTCGACAACATCGGCGAGAGCTGGAAGAGGATGCTCAACAGAATGGCCGCAGAGGCCATTGCGGCGGACCTCAACAATGCGCTGTTCGGCGGGACACAGCAGAGCTTCACGGGTGCATTGGGCGGGGGGCTGGGAGGCGCCTTTGGCAGCATCGCCGGCGCGATCGGCACGTACTTCGGCGCCACCGACCCGAGCAGCGCCTACGCGGTGAACGGCTCCGATTTCGGGTTCGACATATCCGCCGCGCTGCCTTCGTATGACGTGGGCACGCCATACGTGCCAGAGGATCAGATCGCGCTGATACACAAGGGCGAGCGCATCATTCCAGCGTCACAGAACAGGCCTGGCGCCGCGGGGTACGGTAGCGACGTCCGCGTCAAGCTAGCCGAAGGAACGAACTTCGTCCCCTTCGACGGCATGCCGGCCACCTTGCACCGCGGCGAGGCAGTGGTGCCAGCGAAGTACAACCCGGCCAACGGCGGATCATCGGGCGGTGTCGTGATCCACAACAGCCCGCAGATCTACATCGACGGCCGCATGGATCAAGCGACCACGGCGCAGCTCATCACGCAGGCGCTGCAGGCCAACAACCGCGCGCTCGAAGAGCGCATGCAGGCTCAGGGGCGTCGATAGATGGCCATCATCAGTTTGCCCACCAGCTTCAGGCCGGTGGGGTTTTCGTTCGGCCAGCGGCGCTACGACACTATGGAGCGGTCGGACTCCACTGGTGCAGAGGCTGCGCGCCTGTTGGCGCCGCCGAGGTGGACGTGCAGCGTCCAAAGCGCAGACCACATGACTCTGAGCGAGGCCGGGCAGTGGGAGGCGTGGTGCCTCAAGCTGCGCGGCGGGGTCAATGTCGCGGCGATCTATGACCCAGTGCGCACGCAGCCCGAGGGCACCCTGCGCGGGTCTCCAGTGGTCGGCGTCGCGGTGGCGGCGGGCGCCACGAGCGTGACCATCGGGGGCGCCGTCGGGACGAATCTGCTGCGCTTCCACAGTTCCTACAACAACGCTTACTGGACGCGCACACGCTCAACGGTGACGAGCAATGCCACGACGGCATCTGACGGCACCACAAGTGCGGACAAGCTGGTGGAGGACTCGAGTGCTTCTGCGACGCACTACCTGAACAGCAGCAATGTGTCTGTATCAGCGGGCGTGCTGCCAACCATGGGCGTCGAGGTGAAGGCTGGCGAGAGGACGCAGGTCAACATTCAATGCATCAGGGACGCCGGCTCGGCAGCGTCCTCCGGGTGCCATGTAGACCTGAGCAGCGGCACGATTACAAGCGGGCCTGGAACGATCGTTTCGCTTGGGTCAGGCTGGTATGCCGTATATCTGACCGCAACAACGGCGGCGACGACCGGCGTCTATTCGCTGCGTGTGTGGCTGGAAAGCGGCGGGACGAATACCTACACCGGAGACGGTGCGAGCGGCATCTATGTCGCGCGAGCTTGGATCAGCGAATCGGCGCAGTCGTCCTACCCGCCGCTGCCAACGCTCAAGGCCGGCGACCAACTGCAGATCGGGACTGGTGTTGGCACGAGCCAACTCGTGAAGATCGTCGACGACGCCACGGCGACGGAGTTCGCCGAGGCGGTGTGGCAAACAGGTGGTGGTGCACAAGCCATCTGGAGCACCACTGGCGGACAAGTGACATGGAGCGATGACGGCTCCCCCGGTGAGTCAATGACCGTCACCTTCGAGCCGCCGCTCAGAACCGCATTCGCAAAAGACACGGCGGTGACCTGGGACAAGCCCGTTGCGTACTACCGCATGCAGGGCTACCCCAAGTGGCAGTACAGCCAGCGCGCATACAGGCGCGAGGGCGGCTTCGCTGCTGACTTCGTAGAGACGTTCAACTGAGGCCGACATGGCGCAAGTACTCTTCACCTCCGACACCACACCGAGCCTCGCGGACCTGGATGCCAACACGAAGGCCCTCTATGGGGTTCGCGAGCTTTGGAAAACGCCATCGTTCGGCACGGCTGCTGACGGCACAGCATTCGGCGCCTACTCCGGGTCGAGCTACAAGTTCGAGCTGAACAGCAACCTGTCGGCGCTGGGGTTCAATGTTGCCCCGAGTGCGTGGGCAAATACCAAGGTCGTCTTCGACATCGGCGCCCTGACGGGCGTCTACTCCGACTCGTCGTCAACCGGGATTGCCTACAACAGCTACTACGACGGCACAAACTGGCGGGCAAAGACTACCGGCGTCGGTGGTCAGCTTGAGTTCTTCGGCCGGACGATTACCTACTACACGGCAGCCAGTGCCAGTGCTGGCGCAGCGCATACGTTCGTCGCTGCGTGGGCGGCGTCAGAAACGGGGTTCACCCACCACCACCCAAGCGGCACGGCATCAGGGACGGCTTACGCGACCTACTCCTACAACGGCAGCGGCATCGGCTCGATCACGCAGAGCGGGACGACTGCGGTCCTCTACAACACCACGTCGGACCAGCGGCTCAAGTCGAACATCACAGCCGCACCAGAGGCCGGCACGATCATCGACGCGATCAGCGTGAGGTCGTTCGACTGGGAGGGTTCTGATGATCCTCACGTCACGCATGGATTCGTGGCGCAGGAGCTGGTTGAGGTGTACCCGCAGGCCGTCAAGGTCGGGGATGATGGACCGCTGACAGAGGAGAGCGACATTTGGGGTGTGGACCCATCCAAGCTCGTGCCGCTGCTGGTCAAAGAGGTGCAGTCACTTCGCGCCCGGGTGGCAGCGCTTGAGGCCCCATGAGCCTTTCGCTCGACAGCACCGCGCAGGCGCGAGTCGCCTCCACGGTGCGTGGTGCCCACTGGCTGGTCCAGCTGGATCTCACCACGGGGACCATGTACGTCACCACATGGCCCCATGACCTGACCATCAACGGCCAGACATACACGTCGATCCACATCGACATTGCCGACGTGAGCGAGTCCGAAAACGGCGGCGCCGACAAGGTGACCCTCAGCGTCTCGATCGTGAGCCAGGCGATGTTGGCCGTGGCCCTCGGCAGCCTGGACACCTACCGCGGGCGCAAGGTCAGGCTCTACGTCCAGTTTTTCGACGAGACGTTCCAGCCTGTCGGCTCGCCGGTGCACTACTGGACCGGCCGGATGGAGCCGGCGCGCGTCGTGCGCGAGGTCGGTGACGAGGGAAGCATGGGCCGGATCGAGTTCCCGTGCAACCGGGCCGGCATCCCGCGGGCGCGCGCGACGGACGGACTGCGCTTGAGCGACGCACAGCAGCAGGCCGCTTACCCGGGAGACAAGGGCTACGAGTACATCACGACGCTGGTTGAGAAGCCGGCAACGTGGCTGACGATTCCATTCCTCAAGTCCTGATGAGCACAGCCGGCCAACTTGCTGCGTATGCCGCGTCATACACGGGGACGACATTCGATTGGGCGACGGCGAACTGCTGCCACTTCGCCTCAGGTTGGGTGCGCCAGATGACCGGACGAGATCCACTGTCGGCGGTGCCGGTCACACGAAACGCCTTCGGCGCGTGGCGACAGATCGTGCGCAGGGGCGGGTCGCTGCGCACCGTGTGGGATCAATTCATGGGCGCTGAATCGATGAGCCCCAGGCTCGCGCGTGTAGGAGACATCGTGCTATTCGACGTGGGTATGGGTGCCGTGGGCATCTGCGCTGGCCGCACGTCAGTCGTCGCGCTCGTTGATGGCGTCATCGCACACGTGCCGACGCTTGAGGCCGTCGCGGCATGGAGGGTGTCTGCATGCTGAGGATCATTGCCGCGATACTGCTGGCGCTCGCGTCCCCTGCCGTTGTCGCTGGGCCGCTGATCGCGGTCGCTGCCGCGGTCGCGGCTGGCGCCTCGGCCGTGACGATTGCGATCACGACAATCATGGCCGTCTACTCGATCTACGCATCATCCGATGCGCGGCGCGAGCAGAGACGCATGGCAGCAAAGGCGCGCGCCGCGTACGAGTCGAGCCTTTCGGAGCGCAGTGTCACGCTGCTCAGCGCCGCGCCGCCGTGGCAGATCGTGTACGGTCGGTGCATCGTGGGCGGCCACATCGTCGCCAACTTCACGAGCGACAAGACGGGCACGCGCGAGGACGGCACCAGCTACACGAAGCCGGACGGCTACAGGCACCTTGTTGTCGAGTTCGCGCACCACGAGTGCGAGGACATACACGAGGTGTACCTCGATGGTGTCGCACTCGGCACGCTCGACGGCAGCGGCTGGGTCACGGGCGGCACGGTCTTCGAGACGCGCACCGACACGCGGACGACGACGATCACGGGCTCAGGGTTCCACGACGCAGAAGGCCCCGTGACCATCCGGCACGCCTACTACGAGCTTGCAGGCGATGGCGGATATGCCGACGTGACGCCGACGCTGAGCAACGGCGACACGCGCATCACAAACCCGTCGTCCAACGCGATATGGGTCGACTACACCGTGCAGGTGTCGGTCCCGGGCGTGCGCTGGAGCAAGCACCTCGGCACGTCGACGCAGACGGTGGACACGTACCTCAACGGCGTCGCGCCGACCGAGTGGACGAGCGACCACAGGCTGCGCGGTGCCACCTACATCACGATCACCTTCGACCTCGAAAACCCACGTTTCCAGGGCGCGCCTCCCAACATCACGGCCGACGTCAGCGGGCGCAAGGTCTACGACCCACGCACCGGCCTGACTGCGTGGAGCGACAACACTGCTCTGTGCATCAACGACTGGCTCACGAACGTCTGGGGCTACAACTGCGACGTCGACGAGGTGAACGCGTCGTACCTGATCGCCGCGGCCAATGCATGCGACGAGGCGATGTCCTACGGTGCGAAGTACACGTGCAACGGCATGCTCAACACCAGCCAGCCGAAAGAGGCCGTGCTCGCCGACCTTGAAGAGTCCATGGCCGGGCGGGTGGCCTACGGTGCAGACTGGATGATCATGCCGGGCTCGTGGACCACGCCGGTGACGCTGCCTGGCGGCGGCGGGCTTACCGACGACGACCTGCACGGCCAGATCGATGTAATCCAGGTGGGCACGCCCACCGACGCCCTGTTCAATGGACTGCGCGGCTCGTACATCCCGAGCGGCAGCGCCACGCCGACGGACATTCGGCCGCCGTACCAGAACAGCACCTTCGTCACCGCCGACGGCGAGGAGCTGTGGAGCGACGTGGCGCTGCCGTTCACGGACGACCCCACGACGGCGCGGCAGATCGCCCGCGTGCTCACCGAGCGCAACCGCTCCGGCCTGGTCATCAAGTACCCGGCAAAGCTGCGCGCCATCGCGCTCCAGGTCGGTGACCGCGTGCCCGTGACGAGCGCCGAGTACGGCTTCAGCGACAAGGTGTTCAGGGTCACGGACAAGCACTTCAGCCTCACGTCCCCGGTCGTGCTGCACCTGCAGGAGGATGCCGAGGACATCTACGACGAGGTGGACGCGGCCACGGCCGACCCGACGCCGAACACGGGCCTGTCGAGCCCGTGGGTCGTGAGCGCGCTGACTGGGCTGGCCGTGGACGGCAGCAGCACGCACATGATCACCAGCGGGGCCGGGCAACTCGTGCCGCGCGTGCTGGTGGAGTGGGATGCCGTGACGAGCCCCTACGTTGCGAGCACCGGCCGAATCGAGGTGATGTGGCGTCACCGGGATGAGGCGTGGCAGCAGATCACCGTCACCGGCAGCGATACGAGCGTCTTCCTCACCGGCGTGAAGCACGACGACCGCGTGGTGGTCAAAGCGCGTGCGGTGATACCTGGGTTCGGTGTCGGGCCCTGGGTGTTCGCGGCCGCCGCAGTAGATGCGCCGACGCTGCTCTACTCGGTGTTCGAGAAGAATGACTTCGGCTCTGTCGATATCACAGGAACGTCCGGAACAGGAAGTTCCTACTCGAACACCACGAGGTGGACGGCGGTAGGAACATTCACATTCACGCCGACATTCACCGGCACGGCCACGGTAGAACTTTCAGGAGTCGCGAGCTTCTTCGGCACCGGCACGATCTACACGTTCCAGGTGATCGGCGAGCTGATAATCAACATTGACTTCGACAATGACACAACCGTCGAGGACGGCGATGACTTTGCCGACATCTACATGCCGATCCCTTGGGATAACTCGTCCAACGTTAGCGGGTCGCTCCCGTTCTTCTGCACGAAAGATGTGTCAGTGACGGCTGGCGTAGCCAAGACGTGGCCCATCTACGCGAAGCGCCTCGAATCAACGGTGGACACAACAATAACCGGCTTGAAGATTCGAGTGACAAACTTCCAGGCCACCAGTTAAATCTCCGACACGGAGAAATCCAGGTTGGTAGTGTTTATCAGTATGTCGCCGATAGAGCCCACGTTTTTCGCAACGCTTGCGATTGATGAAATCGTGATTCGGTGCCCGGGCAAGACATCGATGTTGAATCGATGCTGCTCGGTCAGGTTCGCGGTCTCGCCAGCTGGCATGTCATCCACCGCCGGCCGGCATCCATCACCTGACGTCTGTACAAGCTGATTCAGCGTCTCATCGACCACAGACATGCCCAGCAGTACGTCGGTTGTCCCGACCATCCCGGCCGGCGTCTCGATGGTTCGCGCTGCGGCAAGGGACACCTGCAGGCGAACCGTTGATTGCGTCGAGTTCGTGTAGACGATCGGCCCGAACGTTCGTTGCCCAACGCCGGCCTCAGTCACTGTGTAATGGTCGTCGGGCACGAGGATGCGATCGACCTGGCGACCGGCCTGTTGGGCGGCCAATGAGCACGGCGCATTCGGATCCACGTCGGCGGCGACTTGCGCATCACCCCCGCCGCCGCAGGCGCCAAGAAGCGCGACAAGCGCGAGAACCGAAATACGGTAGAGAATTGATGTAGCCATGAGCACTCCCTGATAGTGCGGATTGGTTAGAAGCCGGCCGGTGTTAGCGCACCGTTGCCGGCTTCGCTACTTTTGGGCGTAACACGCCTTTATAGCAATCCCCCTGAGGGGTGTACATGCCCGCCTTGTGCGGGCTTTTTCACATGGGGCCTAGATGGCGTCTCCTGAGCAAGAGGCCGTCACGCTGAAAGCCGTGACGGTGTGGGGTGGGGTGGGGCTGTCGAAGTATTTGGCCTTCCTGGGGATCAACAGTTGGGGCGACTTCGCCGCGGCGGTGGCGTCGGTGTGGACGCTGCTGCTGATCGGAGACTGGCTGCTCAAGAAGTGGCGTGGCCGCAAGCGTGGCCGGAGGGGCGGTCGGTGATGCTTGGAAGGGGGTGCAGCTTCAGCACCCCCCTCGTGCTAGTTATGGATGGACTCCAGGATTCCGTTCCTGAAGTAAAGGTAGTTCCCGCTGCCGTATACCCATTGTTCTCGCGTGCCCCAGGAGTACGTGCTGCGATTGATGTGGTCCGGCCTACCCCATCTGCTGGCAAGCACTTGCGCTGTTGTCATGCCAATCCGAACGCCCGGCTTCGCCGAACGCGCGCGAGCCGCAGCAGCGCGTGCTGCTTCTGCCTGCGCGGCGAGTTCGGACACACGCGCCGCCTCTGCAGCCTGCTCCAACTGGATCCGCTCGTGGACTCGCTTTGCCTTCTCACATTGCTCTCTCGTGAAATCGGCCGGCGGCTCGAAAGGCTCTGGTCGGCGGAAGGTGAAGAACCACGCTCGGTACTGCTCAAGGCAAGGGGTGTCCTTTACGAGTTGCAGATGGTCGGCGCCATGCGCCACGGCGAAAGTGCTCAACAGGACGGCCCAGACAGCGTGTGCGCAGTTCATTCGTCTTGTCTCCCTTGACCTCGGGTGAGTGGGCGCCGAGGTGTCGCCCTGTGAGCAAAGAGGGAATTTCCCGCTTTGCTTTCTGGCTACGCCTTGCGGCGCTTCTTCGGCGGCTTTGGCTGGTCCTGATGTTTTTCTGGTCCGCTTCCACCGGTGTGCCCGTGGCTCTTCATGCCCTCTTCGAGCAGCTTGAGCACGAGTTCCTCAATGGGCAGTCCATCGCGCTCGGCGCACGAGCGGAGCCACTCATGTAGGTCCGAACGGATGTTGATCTCCACTAGCCCATCATCATCGAGCTGCTTGAGTCCGGGATCTTCCCCGGTGAGGAGCCACTCGAATGGCTCGCCAAGCGCCTTTGCCAGTTTCGCAACCACCGGTGCTCGTGGGATGGAGCCGGCCTCGTATCTGGAAATCTGAGTGGCGGCGACGCCGCTTGCCGCCGCAAGGTCTGCTTGCGACCAGCCGCGATCAGCCCTGGCGCGGAGAAGTCGCCCAGCGAAGGAACGTGCCAAACCCATGCGGATTAGTGCCGTAATGTGTTGACGTGTGATGAAGAGTGTTGGATAGTCATGACACCAACACTTCTTCACTGCTCATGACGCATGTTATCGGGCTAAGCGGCCGCCCCAAGCGCCGCAAGCCATTCAGTCTTGTCATGCCGGAGGATCTGCGGATGTTTCTGGAAGAGCGTGCGCGCCTGGGCAACCGGCCCTTGACGCGCGAGATTGTTATGCGCCTGGAGTTCACCAGGAAGGTTGCGCAGCAATGAGCGCGCTCAGCCTTACCGGCAGCGAGCCGCTGACCATGAGCAGCCGCGAAATCGCTGAGTTGACTGGCAAGCGGCATGACCATGTTCTGCGCGATGCGCGCGCCATGCTGGTCGAACTGCACGGCGAAGGGGGTCTCCCCAGTTTTGGGGCGACCTACCAAGACCCGCAAAACGGCCAGACCTACCCAATGCTCGCGCTCCCGAAGCGGGAGACCCTCATCCTCGTGTCTGGCTACAGCGTTACGACGCGAGCCAAGATCATCGACCGTTGGCAGGAGCTTGAGGCAGAGGCGCGCGCACTAGGCCAGATCCGCAAGACCGGCGGCTACGTCGTGAGGCAGGCGCGGCCAAGCACGCTTTCGCGCAACCAGACGGCTGCGGCCATCCTGCTGCTGCGCAGTGCGGCCGAGGACTTGAAGTTGGCTCCCTCCGCTGTCTTGGGCGGTTACCTGAGACTAGAAGCTCAGGTCGGCGTCACCGGCCTGCTGCCGGCCTACGCAGTGGACGCCCCCTCCACATCCGTTGCTGGCTCCAGCGAGGAAACGAAGGCGGCGGGCGATCTGTTGGAGCAGTTCGGCGTTGGAATGAGCGCGATGGCCTTCAATCGACTGCTTATGCAGCACGGCTTCTTGGAGGAGCGTGAGCGCCCATCGTCCAAGGGCGGCACCAAGAGGTTCAAGTTCTGCACGAACCTGGAATACGGGAAGAACCTGACCAACCCGAGCAACCCTCGCGAGACGCAGCCCCACTGGTACGTCAGCAAGTTCGCGGAGCTGGTCGACCTGGTGCTGCCCGAGAAGCCGGTAGCGGTCGAGCATGAAGGGGCGCAAGCATGAACAACGTGACAACGACGACCGCCAGCCTCCTTCCGCATATCGATCCCGATAGCGACGATGTTGCCAATGGCTGCAGCCTCGTTCTCGACTGCATGAGGGATGGGGACAGGTGGCGCCCAGAGCGCGAGGCCGCGCTTTTGCTGACCGAGGCGCTCATCTCGAACGGCATTGGCTGCAGCCAGAAGGAGCGCGCAGAGATGCTGTTCGGTGCCATCAAGCGCCTGATGGATTTCGCCAAGCACTAACCGCACAGAAGGCGAAGCCCCGACTGGCGGCAACCGGTCGGGGCTTCTGAGGTGATCCACCCAACTAGGACGAAGGAAGGAATCGAGATGGAATCTAGCACAACGGAGAAGCAGTGCAAAGCTGGCCTTTGCGATGTGATCAAGCAGCTCGCCGAGTACCTTCAGGCGGCATCGCCACTCGCACGACGTGCTGTCGCGCCGGTGCTGGCGAGCATGGCCGAGTCCCCTGGGGAGTGGAGGGATGCTGCGGCCGTACTGGCATCCATGGTTTCGCCGACAGAGAAGCCGCTGTCCTCGCTGGACTGCATCGCGCCATCTGGCGCAACTCTGCATTAGCGCCAACACAACGACCGCCACCAGCCGCCTTTGGGCGGCTTTTTCATTTCTGGAGCACACACCATGCTGCTACGGCTGTCCAACATCAAATGGCGTGGCCGCAAGCGCCGCAGGAGTGGTCGATGAGCATCACCGTCGGAGGCTGGCTTGATGTGCTGCGCCACTGCAGCGTGCGCGCTGAAACGGCGCTCGCGTGGGCGCCGCTGTTCGAGCGGCACATCCAGCCAGAGGCATTCAGCGCCGGCCGGCGAGAGCTTGACGATTTCGTGGGGCAGGTGCTGCACGAAACATCGAGGCTGGAGCATCTCGAAGAGAACCTGAACTATCGGCCGGAGCGCCTGTGCGCGGTCTGGCCGTCGCGCTTCCCCGGCCTGGCTGCGGCGATGCCCTACGCCTACAACGCCGAGGCGCTCGCTGAGCGGGTCTACGGCAAGCGTGCGGACCTCGGGAACGACGAACCGGGCGACGGGTACAGGTACCGGGGTCGCGGCATCCCGCAGGTCACCGGCAAGGCCAACTACGCGCTCCTCGAGCGCCTGCTCGGCAAACCACTGGTGCAGTTCCCCGAGCTGCTGTGCGACCCGGAGATCGCGCTGAGGGCGGCTGTGCTTTGGTGGGAGAAGCGCGTGCCCGACTCGGCCATCGACACGATCGAGCGCGTGACCCGAGCCGTCAACGGCGGGCTTAACGGCCTGTCAGATCGTCGCTGGCTGACGGCAAAGGCCGGCGAAAAGCTGCAGGCGCTGGCATGAGGCCCGAGGACTACGCCGAGATCGAGCGCCACATCCGCGCGCCCGCGGACGCCATCCAGGCCCAGCCGGACCACGCCCAGCGGCAGGACGCCACCGCCCGCGCGCTGCAGCTCGCCCTGCAGCGATCGCGACCAAAGCATTTCACCCAAGGAGAGCAACCCATGAAAGGACAGACCCCATGAAGCTGATCGACAACTGGCAGCAGGCCCACCGTATGTACGTCGTGCAGGTGCTGGCCCTCATCGCCATCGTCCAGGCCGTCTGGGCAGAGCTGCCGCCGGAGACCGTGGCCAGCCTGCCGGACGGGTTCGTGCACTACGTCACCGCGGCCCTGGCCGTGCTCGGCATCGTCGTGCGCGTCATCAAGCAGTTCCTGGCCGCCCAAGACCAGGGCTGGCCCGAGATCACCGACCCGCAACCCGAGGACCGCAAGCCATGATGATGACCCGCAAACCTGTGTTGGGATGGCTCGCCATCCTCGCTTTCGCCATCCTCTCGGCTTGCTCGAGCCTGGGCGTGCCGCCGGCGGACACCGTCGCCAAGCGCCTCGCCGCCGGCTACGTGATGGTCAACACCGTCGCCGACGGCGCCTCGAAGCTGCTCGCCACCGGCCGAATCACGCCCGACGAGGCGCGGCGCGTGCACGGCGGACTGCAGGAGGCCGTCGCCGGGCTCGACGCCGCGGGCGCGATCGGCGCTACCGACCCAGCTGCGGCTCAGAACCGCCTGCAGGCCAGCATCACCATTCTCACCACGCTGCAGGCCTACCTCGCCAGCAAGCAAGGAGCCGCCCCATGAAGACCGCAGAACTGCTCGACGTGATCCTCGTCGGCCTCACGCACCTCGCCGAACTCCAACTGCTGTACCAGCGCGCCGCCGCCGAGGGCCGAGACCTGACGCCGGACGAGGTGGCGCAGGTGCGGGCCAGAGCCGTGGGCGGCGTGGACTCGCTGGGGCAGCAGATCGGCCAGGTGGGGCACC